CAATAAGGTCACGCCACCAATATAAAAATTGCTATTTCCGGGAGTAATAATAAGAGCGTCAGTAGCATCGGCAGCGCCACCAGCGTAAACAAATCTAAACACAGATCCAGCAATAGGAGCTGGCAACGTATAAGTATTATCTTGACCGCCATCTGGAACAAACAGAATCCTGCCGCTATGAGTTGCGTTAGTAAGCGTTACATCTCCATCGGAAAGGCTAACAGGCCCGTCACCAAGAGTTGCAATTTCAGTAATAGCACCAGTGCTAGAATTTTTGCTTACGGTCTTGAAGGTGCTTTCAGATCTTACAGCACCTGTAAAAGTAGTATTAGCCATGTATTGTCTCCTGTCTTGGCTAGTGTCTGCTGATTATACAACAGTCAGGTAACAAGGGGGAGACAAGCTCCCCCCATATTTTTAAGACGATCCGGGTGATCCAAAAATTCCCAATGGGTCAGATACGCCGAAACTATAACGCTCTCGCGCCTTGTATCGAACATTACCTGTATCGAAATCACCGTCCATCGAATTTTCCAAAGCAGCACGTTCAAAGTGCTTCATGCCGTTAGGTACGTCTGTAATCAGATACCATGAGTTAGTGTCTGTCAAATAGTGATTGACAGAGTAACCTTCTGGAATTGTACCGTTAGTACGGATTGCGTTGATGTCGTTATCCGCAGTCGCAGGTCTTCCCTCTGACTGTAAAATACGAGTTGCCACAAACATATTGTTAGGTGGAACAATCAACTTTCTAGGACGAGCTGCGATCAGTAGACCACGCTCATCAGTCCATCCAGCAATCTGGATAACCGCTGCTTCAAGTGACGTTTCATTCAAATCAGTTCCAGTAGCAGGACGATTATCGTTCTTACCACCGTCAACTGTTGGGTGACCGTCACCACCAGTAACACCATCACCAGATGCAGTGAATAGGTTTACCCCGTCACCAGACTGAAATGAATTAGTGAAACCGTTATTCAAAGGATTAGCAGCTTTGACTTGCTTAGTGTAAGCCATAGCTCTTGCCAATGCTTTAGTATAACGAGCAGACAGTGAGTCATAGAGGTTGTCCTCCATAGCTTCTTCTGTAATTGCGAAACCCATCGCAACTGTCTCGTGATTATACCTAGCAGTGAAAGACTCTTGCGCAGTATCATAACTGATAGCTGAACCTTCGTCCTTAACTGGGGCCGCAGCAAATCCGCTCAACTTAACCTCTTCCTCGAATGAACGATCTGAAGATTCAGTCTCATAAATTTCTGCGTGTTCGTCTTCGTACTTAGTGTACTCCAAGCCAAAAAGGGCATTAAGTCCCGGCAGGAGTTCCTTAAGCATTTGCGCTCTTGAAATAGCCATTCTTTAATCTCCTTTATACGCCAGTAGTATTAACGTACTGATGACCAACATTGAATTTCATAATGACATCTGTATAGGTGTCATTGATTGCGCTATTTGGCCCTGTCCAAAAATCGTAGATTCTTAGCGGTAGCGTGTTAGTAGTTGCTACGGTGCTTCCGTCTACTGCATTTTTGCTTCGACCAATAGATGTTGATCCCGCTGTTTGTACAACAGCAAAGTTTGCGCCAATAGCTGTTTGAGCAATTGCTGCATCACTTTGCATTACAAATACTACATTGGGATCTGTAATAACATATGCCTCTGCATCGCTAGCAACCGTTGAAGCGGGCCACTGTTGATTAAAGGTCATTTGATTTGTGCTTGGGTCTGTGTATTTACATCCCAAGAATATACCGATTGGAGTTAAAGAAGTTGTGCCAGTGTCCTTTTCGACAGTACCAGCAGAAACTAACTTAACAAAATCGCCATAAAATATACCAGTAGCATAACCACTAGCTATCTTAATGTGCTGAACCTTGCCATTAAACGAGCCACTAGCGCTCGTAGTATTGACAGGTCTTGCACCCGATGGGGCTGCTGTAGTAGCCATTATGTGTTACCTCGTTTAAACAAATATATGTGATTCTTAAGAACCACGCCCAAACGTGACACGAGTTTTACGATCAGGTTTTAATAAAGGCATCCTTGGATCGTTTTCTTTCATGTACGAATTATCAACACTCTGCATTTGTTGAGCAGCTACATTCTCGTAATAACGCTGACGAGCTTCCGCAACTTCATTTGGAGCTTTACACAATAGTAATCCTCCGATTTCTACACATCCGGGGAATCGTGAATCATGGTCTGGAATGATTTCTAATTCTGGATGATCCTCTATCTTGCAAGGTTCCCAACCTTCTCTAAAACGTTGTGACACATTAGTCGCATCGCTTTGCCCTGTCATAGATGTTCGGATATACCGAAACACCCATCCGGGTTGAGGTGTTGGGTCTGGCAATATAGGTGGAGGTGACCACTGTTGTTCTCGCGCTGTATTATTGCGAGACTCTAAATCCCTTGGCTTTCTGTCTTGAGTTTCCTCTCCGACTAAAACATCTTCTTCCATCACACATTCTCCTTATTCAACTGTGCTGCATATTGCTCGTTAGTAATCCCTAATCGTTTTGCTAATCTAACTTGCGTTTCGTTTAGCCTAACCTTTCTGGATTTCTTACCTGCCCTACCAGCAGGGGCGACAACCGCAGAAGTTCTTCGTTGTGTTGTTTCAGACTGTTCTGTTTCAACACCAAATGCTCTTGGAAAACTTTCTCGAAGCGTCTTATCAATCGCAGAAAAATACTCAGGTGAGTTTCTTACTACGCCACGGTTATTCAACATTTCGTCTAAACCATAGGCAAAGCCTGTTAAGGCTTCATTTCCGGGCGCTCCGAACCAAGGGTTTTTTTGCAACCACGAAACCAAATTTGGATCCATTGGTTGCTGTTGCGGCACTGTTGCCGTTTGTTGTTGAGGTATCTGCTGTTCAGGTACACTCGGCTCTGGATTCATTTGAGGCTGATAGTTTTGTATATACGTTCTATCTGCCTGTATTTTTGATAACTGCTCTTGTGCAGCAACCATAGCATCTGTATCGCCTTCTTCATGGGCTTGCTTGTAAGCACGCTTTGCCGCTTCTAACTCAGCCTCTGTACGAGTTTGAACGCTTTGTAACAATGCTTGTTCACTTCTTCCAACTAATCCTTGAAGGTGATCATTCTGCTGCTTTTGCTGTTGAGCAAATTGAATAGCTTCATCGCGCATACGCTGGGCTTCTTCTTTTTCCCTACGCTGCTGATGGTATTCGTATTTAAGACGATTCGTTCTTTTCTTAACGTCTTCGTCCATGTTGTCTATTTCTTCATCAAGACGAAAAGGCTCTGCTTGAGGTCTTACCTCTCTCTGATCTTCTACAGGTCGATCATCGACTATTTCAACCTCTATATCCTCAATAGCTTGAGGGCTTAAATCTAATTCAGATTGAGGCTCTTGTGGTTCTGGAAATGCTACTTCAGACACGACTTATCCCCCTTGGATCTTCTACAACAGCTTCCACTGTGTCATCATTAATAAGTCTAAACTCTTTGCCATGTATGCTAATCCTTGTTCCACTGTATGCACGCATGATTATAAAGTCGCCCTCTTTGCACCAAGGCCCGCTTGGAAATCGCTTTTTATCCTGATAACAGTCTGGCCCCAGCTTAAGCACAAACCCAACAATCGTGGCTGTTTCCTCGATTTCGATAGTTTGTCTTGCCTTAAGTATCCCGCCATCCGTTTTCTCTTCGCTTTCAGGTATACCAATTAAAATATGATACCCTGATGGTTCTGGTAGCTGCTTCGCCTTTTCTGCATCAGACGCTTCCTCCACCGCTTGTATTGTAGTTTCTGCTACTACGTCCATTTCGTTTACCCTTAATATACCGCTTAAAAGGAAGCGGTTAACCTTCGTACCCTGTGGTACTAAATTTCAGTAAACATTTTTTCGCTGACTTCCGTGATCTCACGTTTAGCCATTTGTAATCCTTCGATCTGACCCCTCACTACTTTGTATTGTTCCATTGACTCAATACTTCCTGCGATCAAGGTTTCCTTTAGGTGAACCTCTGCCTCGTTTAAACGCGACAATATCAAATCTATAAACTGCGGGTCAACAAAATCTGCCATTATCTTACTGGCTTATTAGGGTTAGTAATTTGTTCAGCTATCTTCATACCAATCTGTGCGCCCGCTTTTCGTTCTTCAGCAGATAATTTTTCTTCATCCATAGTATTACGAAGCAAAGATTCAGCAATACGAGCGCCTATCTCAACGCCTTTAGTTCGTTGTTGTTCACTAAGCTCTTGCTCATTTGCCATTCGATCTAATGCAGAATCCACTGCATCAGCCGCAACCTTAACGCCAGTTAACTTTTCATTAGCATCTAGCTTGCGTCTTTCAATCTCATCACGCATTTCTGCTTTACGCATATCTGCTTCAATCTTTCGTTGCTCATTAGCGGTACGTTCTGCTTCGTTCTGCGCCTTGGCAATTGCTGACTGCTCAGTAATCTCAAGTTCTTTCTGCTTAAGCTGCAAGATCGGATCGGCTGCTTGCTCTGCTGCCTGTTGCTGCTGAACTTCCATCTGGTCTTTCTGTAACAACTGGGCTGCTGCTTCTGCAACCAAGGATGCAAGTTTTGCCTCCACTTCTGGCGGTAACTCCATGTCCTCTGGGGGAAGCTCCATGCCAAGCTCTCTTTGTATTTCTTGCCTGTACTGAAACGCTAAATGCTCTGCGATGTG